AGTATTAGCTTGGCTAATTGCAACTACTCCACTTGTAACACTTATAGGGCTTGTGCCTGTTATGGCTGCTCTTGCTCTTGTATCTGTGTAATATAAATTAGTACCCTCAGCTAAGTTAGTTGTTGACTTAGCACCAAACGCACTATCAAATCTAGCTTGTGTGTAATATAAGTTTGTACCTTCTACTACTACAGTAGTATCTAATGTTTGGAATGTCTTATCCCCTCTATAGTATTGTAAAGTAGTTCCAGCAGTTACTGCTCCTTCTTTATTGTTAAAAGTATTCCAATCTGTGCTAGTTAAATACCCATTAGTACTTGTTGTCGCTTGAGATATAGTAAATGCACCAGTCGTATTGTTATAACTTAATGGTGTGGTAACACTTAAACTTGTTAAAGTTATATATGCAGCACTATTTGCTATTTGACTATTATCAGTAGGGATTGTAATAACCCCTGTTGTGCTATTATAAGCACCTGAACCAGCTACGAATGAATTAGAAGCTCTAGCTCTAACATCTGTATAGTAAAGGTTTGCTCCTTCTGCTAAATCAGTTGTTGATTTGGCAGCGAAAGCAGTATCGAACCTTGCTTGAGTATAGTATAAGTTAGTGCCTTCAGTTACAAGGCTAGTAGTATAGTCGCCATTAACTGCTACCACAGCACCAGTTCTACCAAATACCGAAGTAACAGGAGCAGTATCATAGTCAGTCCAAGTAGTAACAATAGTGCCACCGTCTTGCTGATTTAGGGTTAATGTTTTTGTAGTAACCCCTGTTACTGATGCACTAATAATAGAATCATTATAAGCTGTATCCCAAGTTGTTTGTTTAGCTGTTGTAGGTATGCCATATCCACCAGTTGTGCTAAACACACCAGTAGTATTCGTATAGGTTAAGCCTGTAGCTGTAGAGCTTAAAGCTGTTAAAGGAATATAAGCAGTTGGGTTAGAATCTAGGTAATAAGTTGAGTTATCATAACTAATTGTAGTTCCACTAATCTTTACAAAACCAGTACCATTTAAGGCAACTTGTTTAGCATTAAAAGTAGACCAATCAGCAGAGCTTAAGGCCCCACGATTACTAGCACTTGCAGTAGGAACGTTTAACGTTATTACAGGAGTAGTTGTACTATTTGCAACAGTTGATGTTAAATCAGTCCCTGTAGTTCCTAACGTAAGGGCAGCAACACTAGTAACAGTACCTACATAAGTTTCGGTATTGTTTACCCAAGATGTACCATTATACACTAAGGCTTGTCCACTAACTGGACTAGTAATAGTAACACCTGCTAATTGAGTTAAGGTATAATCTCCTTCGGCAGCAACAACATTACCTGTTCTACCAAACACACTATAAACACTTGTAGGTAACGGATAGGCTCCTGAAGGGGCCTCTATTGTTATTGGTGACTCGGTAACATTAATGTCAATCGTAGTACTTGTAATTGTTATTTCTGTGCTCATTATATATTTGTAATATCTTGATAAACAATAAAGTTACCCCAGATATATGTTTTTATATTGGTATTAGAAAATTTAACAGCCATATCATACACATAGTTACCAGCTGCTAAGTTGATGTCTTTGTTAATGGTAATCATATTGTTATTCTGACCACCTACTGTAATGCCACCACCACCTTCTGTTAAAGTAAGTTCGACAGTAGAAGAAGTAATTGTCTTTCTAATCTCAATTTCTACAGCTGCTGTACTTAAGTCAATAGGCACAGTATTAGCAGTCAAAAGGAATATCTGACTCCAAGTATTAGTTTTCCAAATAGATATATTGTATTGAGCTGGTCTAAAATCAGCATTGGTGCTTATGCAGGACATTCTTTATAATTTTTACAAATTTAATCAATTCTTAGAGAATACCTAACAAGCTACAGGAGCATTGTTTATAGTCGATGTAGACAAGTTGAATCTTGCCTTAAATCCAGCTCCAGTATTTCCAAAAACTCTATAGTGTAAGAATAAGCCAGCATACCCACTCATAGGGAATATTGCACTAAAATTATAATCAGCGTAAAACGTTGTTCCAGCAACAGGAGTTGCAGTATTAGTCCAAGCTATAGTAGTCACATCAAGAAATAAAGAACAAGCATTTATATTAGTATCTCCGTTATCAGAGATGTTCCACTTAAAAACCCCAGTCTTAGCAACTAGGTTAGATTTTACAGGCAACTGATTTGATGCCTTAGATGTGATTGCGTTAATAACAGCGTATTGTTCAGCTTCTGCACGAGTAACTTGTTTAGAGCCTGGAGGTACAGCAGCTTCAGCTCCCATAAATACCCCAGTATCTACAGCATCTTTAAGATTGTTCCAACTTATACATTGGTTACTTGCTATTCCTGCCCAACTCATTTATTAATTGGTTTAATTTGTTTTCTAGGTATTGTATCTTAGCGACTAGTACCTGATTGTAAGCTACAGATAAAAAACCATCCTTCCCCTCGACCACAGCACTAGGGATAACCTCAGATACCTCTTGTGCGTAATATCCTACCTCTTCCTTGCCATCTTTTATGTAAAGGTAGGCTTGTATATCACCTACATTTTGAGGGCCGTAATTCGCCTCTAATTGCGTTTTAAGACGTTTATCTGAAGACTCAAAGAAACCAGTACTTGTTAGGGTGCCAGTCAATGTGCCCCCAGTTAAAGCTAAATAAGTTGTTGCAGCAGTACTTGTTGTTAAATAGGTACTATTATCGTAGCTTATTGTTGTACCAGTTGCTTTAACAAAGCCAGTTCCATTAATTTGATTTTGCTTGCCATTGAATGTGTTCCAATCAGTACTGCTTAAATAACCATTTGTAGAAGTCGTAGCTTGAGCAATAGTAAATACTCCAGTTGTGCTATTATAAGATAATGGAGCAGTAGCCGAAAAGAATCCTGCAGCTACATAAGTTGGAGTAAAGTTAATCCAATTACCTGTTTGGTAACGTAATAACTGGCCATTGGAAGGAGTTGTAATAACTACATCTGTTAGTTCATCCAAAGCAGGAGCTGGAGGTGCAGCCCAAGCTAAATCTCCTCTTAAAAACTGAGAAACAGTACCTGTACCTAAAGATGCTTGTTTAGCATTCCAATAGTCATAATCAGCACCTGTTATATAACCTGATATACCAGTAGCTGCTGCAACTAAGGTATATCTACCATTAGCAGAACTATAGGTCAATGCTGAGCCTGTATTGGCACTAAAAGCTGCTCTTGCTCTTGCGTTAGTATAGTATAAGTTGCTAGTGCCTTCAGTAACTTTATCAGTATCGTAGTCACCACTAACAGCTACAACAGCTCCTGACCTTCCAAATACACTTGTCACAGAAGCTGTTATTGCAGCCCAACTTAATGCAGAACCATTGGTAGTTAAAAATTTACCAGCATTGGTGGCTTGACTAGGAAATGCACTTACAAAAGTATAAGAGTCATCCCAATTCGTTTGCTTAGCTGTTGTAGGGATTGAATAACCAGTTGCAAAAGTTAAAGCTAATGTACCAGTAGTTGTTATAGGTGAACCTGAAATAGATAAACCAGTTGGCACAGTCATAGCTACAGATGTAACTGTTCCTGAACCACCACCACCAGTAGAAGCTAAAACACCACTTGTAAGTGTTAAACCACTACCTATAGTAACTTTGGTTACATTACCACTATTATCACCTCCTGCAAGTACATTACCTGAACCTGCTAATATGTTTGCTAGTACTAATTGTCCCATATTATTTGAATAATGCTCTTATATGTTCACCAGCCACTAAAGCTGATCCAAATGTTAAAATACCTGTAGTAGAGTTAAATGATACATCATTTGCATCTACAGTTACAGGGTTGATGTCTTGTACTTCTACACCACCTCTTGTTACACTAAAACAAGTAAACCCAATAGCACCAGAGAATGTTACAGTTGTTTGTCCTGCAGTTCCAGTATAGTCATACATCTTTACGATTTGACTACTTATGTTTATACCTTCTTGTGTAACCTCTACACCATCTATTGAATAACCTCCTGTGCCTTGTAAAGATACACTATAAGTAGATGAATTTTCTAATGGGCCACTTAATGATAGGCTAGTTATGTTAGCTTGTCCTGTAAGAATAGTATATCCTAGTAAACCACTACCAGTTCCGTTGTCGTTATCTATAGAAAACTTAATTGTAATTGGAGTTCTATCTAATACTAATTGTAATAAATATGCGTAGTTATAGTTGTCACTAAGTGAAACAAACCCATCGCAGTTAACTGACCAAGTAATTATATCGTTTTTAAATTCTCTAAAATAAGCAGATGTTTGGCTAGTTACTTCTACTTGGTCTACGTTAGTTTCAAAAGAGCAGTTACTTGCAGCACCAAAAGGTACAGCAATACTTGTTGCTGGGTTAAAATAGTATAAAACTATATTGGTTCCGTTAATTACTGATGCCATATTAAAAAGTTGATGTTTGAGGTGAATATGTATTTACTCTTGTGCATACTATTTCGGTATTACTTATCTGCAATAATGTTAAATTAGTTTGGTCACTAGGAAAGTCTATTGTAGCATTACCTAACATATATGATTTTGCACTAACATTTATTGATGCAGGATCTGTATCTGTTGCAAAAATAAGCTTAGCTGCATTAAGTATTCGGTATGTAGTATTTGCAGTATAAAAACTACTTACTGAAGCATCTAAATTAATAATATTTTGTCCGTAAGTATTAATGTATTGTTGTACTATTAATTCAGAGATAGTAAAAAATTCTCCAGCAGGGTCTTGGCCATATCTATACCATCCTGCAGCAACAGAATATCCTCCTAGTACAGCATTATTAGTATATAGTAATGCCCCTTTATTGGATGGATATAAAGATTGTGAACCACTAGACCCATAAGGCAATGATATTGTGTTAGTATATTGCTCATTTTCTACTAATGTGCCTGTTAGTTTATATGCAGATACGATTGATTTAATCTTTAACACAAAGTTGGTAAGAGTAGTAAAAGGGATACCTGCTGATATTCTGTATTTAAAACTTAATTGACCATTTGCAGGGAATATTGCAGTTTTTAAATCTAATATAAAGTCTTGTGCAGGCCCACTTGTTTTAGGATTAAAGACTGAAAAAGATGTTGATGTAGTTTGCCATTCTTTATTATTGTTTAAATAATAAATAGTAGAACCAGTATTAATAGATATGTCTATAAATCCTATTACTGAAGCACTTGTATTGGCGCCTATTTTTATATTTAATTCTAAGGCATCTCCTGTTGTTACATAAGCATTAGAAGAAGTGTTTAAGAAAACTTCTGCTGTTCCTGTTGGTGCTTCTAATTGAAAGTAATAATAATCTAAAATTGTGTTTTCCAATAATAAGCAGGTTGCACTTCCTGTTGAGCCTCTAGTCCAATATTCGGCTTCTATCGTATCATTATCTAATAGGTTTCCGTTAGGAATATAATTGTCAGCCATCTCTACATTACCTTCTGCTATAATCTTATAGAACCCTTTTTTAAGAATCTTTAATTGGCTATTATCAATAAAGTATAATCCTGATGTGTTTGTTAAATAAGGTTGTATTGTAGATGAAGTATTTATTAAATTGCCATCTCCATTATTTACTACTGCTCCACTTGTATTGTATTCTGTATAATAAGCATTAGTTTCAGCAAATTCATTTACTGCAACAATCCACCATTTAGCATTAGCTTGAAATACTCTACAGCCAAAAGACTTAGCAATATTTGTTATAATATCTAAGCAATTAGTATATGTATATTCATCTTTTAAGAAATTCCTATAACACATAAAGGTTTGAACAAATGGGTCTCTCCAAGAGTTTACAGCTCTATCAGACATTCCATTAGCAAAATAAGAACACATAGTAACTGTGTTTCTCTTATCCTTAAAATCTATAAGGTCAAAGCAAATTCTTAGTATAGTAAGTAATGAGCTTACGTCATTTACCCCTAAATTACCAGCTGGTAATACAAATGGTATATCTTTTAACATTCCTAATCCATCAGTAGCATTAAATGTAGCTATCTTTCTACCTGTAGAATAAGAGAATTGAACATTATCATTAATTATAAATCCTACCCATTGGATAACATTATTAACAAACATTTCTACATAGTTATACCTATCGTCTATATTAGTAAAGTTTATAATATCAGATAAATTATCTGTAAAGTCTATAGATATGCCTAATTGTGAAGCAAATATAGGCTCATACGGATCGTCTGAATTAGGAATATACTCAAGGTTCACCCCTACCCCTTGTAGGTTTATAATAGCCCCGCTATAGCCATCTTGCCATATCTTTAGTAGAACATTCTTATTTGCTCTTGTAGCAAATGTTACTGCGTATTTTTGTCCGTATGCCATTATCCTCTTCTAAGTTTTAATGATGACTCGCTTCTATTCATAGCCAATACTAAATCTTGGCCTTTAAGTATAAATTGTCCACCACCATTACTACCTAACATATCTTTTAATTTATCTAATGGGGCAACAACCTCAGGGTTTGATTTAGCACCAGGATATTCTCCTATTAATCCCATTGTAGGGCCACTAACAATACCACCATTAGCAAAAGCTTTAACGTTTTGTTTTTTAGAAAGTGAATTATTAAGGGCAACTCCAGCAGCGATTGCAGCTAATCCTATTGGTATTGCAAAAGGAGCTAAAACTCCATTGCTTGCAAATAATGCCTTAACTGCTAAAAACAATTTCGAAACCATAACTAAATGGGTACCTATTTGTATTAATGCACTTGCAATCATACTTAAAAATCCATCTAATGAAAATTCTCCACCACTTATTAAGTTTCCTATTTGTGTACCAAATTCAACTAAAGTATTAGTGGCTAAATTATTTAATATATCTGCTATTGGTGAAAATGCAGCAGCTGTTCCTTCTGCTGAAGCATTTAGACTATTTATTTTATCTTGTAATTTTTCTATCTGTTCAGCCGTTTTACCAGCTTCCATAGACATTAACAAATAACCAATAATTGCTTCTTTATAATTTTGTTGTTGTTGTAATGGTTCTCTTCTATTACCCTTTAATTGTGCAGATAATTTATTTTGTATAGCATCCATTTCATTTTGGAAGTCTGTATCTAATACTTTCTTTTTTGCCTTTTGGTCTTGTTCCGTTAAATACTCTTGCCTTTTTATACTATCTTGCCTAATAGCAAACTTTTTATCTTCAATTTGTTTATGAAAGTTTATAGAATTTTGTGCGTAAGTTTGTTCTATTTTTGTTAATTCATCATTTGAGGCTTTATTAATAACAGCCTCTTTTAATGCATTTAACTTTTCAATATCATTTAATTGATTAAAATAATATTCAGCTTGATATAAATTATCTTTATAGAAATTAAATGTTGATTTAGCTAAATCTTCTTCATACTTTGATACTTTTTGTTTTGGGCCTTTTGATGTTTTTGTATCTTCCACTTTTCCAAATTTGGCCCCAAGTTCAGTAGCTTTTATTAAAGAATCTGAATATCTGTTTGTTAAATTAGTTAATTCTAAAATATTTTTACCTTGATCTATTTCTAAGTCATAAATCTCTTTATTAACACCCCTTAAATCTTCATAAACATCTAATAAATCCCTTGATTCATTATTCTGCTTACCTCTTACTTCTGCTGTTAATTTCTGTCTTAATAAATTTTTATCATCAAGTTTTGCTTTTATTTTGTCACCTTTAATAATATTGTCAGCAACTTGTCCTGAATATTTTTGAGCAACAGCCATTTGTATAAGGCTTTGAATATAGCCATCTACACTTTCTTTAACAGCCTTAGTATTTATATTTGCTAATGTTAACTTTTGATTATGTTCACCATATAGTGTATTCGCTTGTTTAAGTGCTTCATTTCTAGTGCTATCACTCAATGTAGCATTTCTAGCAATGTCTATATATTTATTTAATAAATATCCTTGTTGTAAAGCATTTTGTTTACTATTTAATATTTCATCATTTAAACTAGTCTGTTCTTCTTTTAATTTTTTTGTAGATGCTGCAACTTTTCTATTATGTTCATCCCAAAAAGTTAAGCCTGCAATAATAGCAGAAAATGCTAAATAAGCAGCACCACCAACACTAGCAAGGCCACCTAATAATGCTGGTAAGTTATTCTGTATACCTCTAAATCCATAAGGTAAATCTTGAATAACTAGGGCAAGACTCATAAATTGCTGGTTAGATTTTTTTACAGAGTTCCCAGTTGCATCAATAGCAGCCGTTGTTTTTTTAGCAGTTTGAGCAACTTGACCTAAAATCTTATTTGTATCTTCTAAATTTTTGTTAGTAATTTTAACATTACCGCTAACGATTGTTGCAGTTTTACCCATACCCTCTAAGGCTTTTGTAATTTTTTCAATTACTTCTTTGGTTATACCAATGTCTGCCTTAATCTTAATTACTATATTCTCTTCTGCCATTATCTTATAAGTTTATATATGTCCATATTTTTTAAGCACAGCCTTTAATTCATTTTCATCCATCACTCTAGGCTTCACAAAGTTACGAGTATCGCAGTCTAATTCAATAAGCTCATTAGGTTTAACCTTCTTCCCTTTTGGTAGTTGAATATTTATCAACATTGTTGTCTGCCACCTAGTTCTAATCCATTTTTGCTCTTCCTCGTGTCTATAGCCATACCAAATAAAATCTAACTCAGCCATCGTCATCTCCCAAAACAAATGGGGAAGCACTTTGCACTCCCCCATTGTATATTTCTCTATGTCAATCCACTCTAATTTTTTTTTACTCCATCCTTTTTACTTGACTTTGTTTGGGCAGTTTCTATTCCACTATTTAAACTATCTGTCAGTGCTTTCATTACATCTTGGAACTTTGTACTTCCCATTCCTCCCATATCGTCTACCCAATCACACACTTCAATATCAGTAAAACTTGGTGTTATACCTTGTGAGTATAATGGATATTCAGCAGCAGCCTTCAGTAAGTTTATAATAGCATCTAAAGAAGCTTGTCCACTTAAAGCCTCTCCTATTTCAGAAGGCCCAATGCCTTGTAATTGACAGAATCTTTTAAGACTCCACGTACAAAAACGCATCGGTATCTTCTTTCCATCGGAAAGAGTTAATTCAAATTGTCCTCTCATATGTTTGGTTTGTTTGGTTTGTTTTTACTATACGTTAGGTGTAATAGTTAATGGCCCTGTTCCTTTAAAAGAAACTGAGTAAGTAACTGGATTCTCCATATCAGCAGTCATATCTAAACTGTCAATAAAAGCTAATCCCGAATAATAAGTATCACCTACTACTGGAGTTACACCACCTGCTGAGTTGTCTATTGTAGTAAACTTAACAGTAACTGCTACCCTGTCTTTAGCAATATTAGCTAATTCAGTTGTGCTTACATAAGTAGCAACTGTACCAGGTACTACTGTAGCTAAACCATCAGTTGTTAAAGACCAGGATTTTTGTCCACCAATTTCATCAGCCCATCCTAAACTTTGTTTAGTTGAAGCATCTGGAGTATCGATAGCTAAACTTAATGAACAAGAAGTAGCAAAACCTATTACTTCTGATCCGATTAGAACCACTAATGAGGTTCCGTTAAATACACTTGTTGTCGGCATTTTATTTTATTTTTATTTTATGTTAATTGATTCACGAAATGATCCATTGTTATCACCCTTCTGAAAACATAAGCTTCATTCACATAGTCAAAGGTAGCAATATTAGAGCTAACCCTTCTAGTAACTATCTTAAAATCAGGTGTCGTACTTGGGTAGTTAGGAGGATTAACTCCTACAATTACTAAAAAATCATTAGTATAAATATCTACTGATTTCTGACCAACTTCACCTGCTTTAAAAGTCCTATAAACTATGTCAAATTGAATACTAACATCAAAACCGAAGCTTTGTTTATTACTATTCTCTGCTTGTGTCTGACTACTGATAATCAAATAAGGTGGTTCTACTGTGTCAGGTGCTATGGTATCATAAACACTCAATGAGTAAGAAGCCGCTGTAAGCTTATCTATATAAGCCTTCCTTAATGTATATCCGCAGTCCTTCATTTTTTACAAATTTAACGAAATATATTTATATCCTAATTTTCTTAATCTTGTTAACCATCTTACCTAAAACCTCGCTGTACGAATTAAACATAAAAGGTCTATAAGGCATCCCTATAAACTTTTTATCTTTCTTAAATGTTAAAGCATAAGCCTCTAATTCATTCATATTTATATTTGAGTAAACAGGTATGCCAAATCCAAAATCTCCTGTACCAAATTCAACATAAGCCGCATATCTAGCTTTAGCAAATACTGTTGCTCCTTCACCTTCTGCATAAGCAGTAAATCCAATAGAATTTGCTAGATTCCCAGTTCTTTTATATTTAGATTTAGGATTTATCTTTGGTAAATTTAGGGCTCTTTGATTTGCTTTAATAGATATCTCTTTAACAGATTCATTTATAATCTTTACAGTTTCCATCTGTATTGTTTCAGATGCTTTTTGTAGCTTCTTAATTAAAGCATTACCCCCATTTATAGATACATCAAAGCTACTCATTACTTAAGAGTTGCACAACCGATTAAATAATATTGATTCAAATCCCCTTCGTTTATAATAGAGTTAATTAGATAAGTCCTTGATTTAAAAGTAATTACAAGAGCATTAGTAAATGTCTTGCCTGTTGTATATCTGATTCTAAAGGTAATAGCATCACTCAAGCTGTCTTTACTAGTTATATTGGTCTTAGAATCGCTATTAGACACTAATTCAGCCCAGCAAACATAATAGGATACTAAAGTATTCACAAAGCCACCAGCACTATCAGAAACGCTTGTTTTGCTATTAAAGGTTATTCTATTTCTAAGTTTTCCAATCATTAGATAAATATGTTAATTCTTTTGAATGGTTTCATTAATTCGTAAGCTGTAACTACGTTGCTGTTAGGCTTAGTAGACTCAACGCTAGACTCTCTGTATTCGTACAAGTCTGATAGCAATTTGAAAACTGCTGTCCTCATAGAGCTAGGAGGCTCACAATAGCCACAATTATAGGTAAACCTATATTCCATTGAAGGATAATATAAAGTAGATATTTTCTTATAGTTAATACCTATAACAGTATAACTACCATCTTCTAAGGTTACCCAATCTTGGCCATCAAAATACTCTACGCTTAATATCGTAGAAATAGGCACATAAGGTAGTTCTATTAAATCATCTACATAAGCTATAACTTGTAGAGTTCTTTCGGTCATAGCAACTCCAGCGTATTGTTCTAATCTAACTCTTGCACTTGTAATTAAAGCTGTTATTAAAGCATCATCTTCTGAGTAATCTACCCTAAGATAGTTCTTTGCTTCAGAAAGTGTTATTGGTTCTGATATAATCTCGGATAAAACCGCTACATCTCTTAGTATCTGCATTATGCTAATTTTTACAAAAATAGTTAAAATTTAGTGTAAACAAAAAGGGATAGCTTTCTAGGCTATCCCTTGTATTGTAAATCTAATTAAAGATTAAGCAACGTTACCGAAGTCACCATAAATAAACGCACCAGCGTAATAGATAGGTAAAGCGATACGAGCTTCAACTCTTACAGTAATCATATTTTTTGTAAAGTTGTCAGCATCAAATTCAGAGAACTGAACTGAGATACCTTGATTCTGCATAATTTGAGCACCCATAGACCAGTCACCTACTACAAACTTATCTACTGCGATTGCAGTTGATTTGTAAAGAGGGATACCAGCGATAGATACACTACCATCAGTAGTAACAACTGTAGAAGCAGGTAAGCTGTAAGCAGCGTTAGTGTTCTTAGTGTTCATAATAGCAGCCCAATCAGTTGGGTTAACTAAGATACCAGTTGCAGAGTAGTTAGAAGTTTCTAACTGAGCAATAGCTTGAACTAATTGCTCTACGTCTACTGTAGCAGCACCTGTTGCAGCTGTAGCTACTGGTAAAATACCTTGTAAGTTTGGAGCACTACCATTACCACTTAAGATTTGAGCATCTTCAGCAACTAAATACTTCTCTAATAAACGAGATTGTAAGAAAGAAGTCATAGCAGGTATATCATCTAACATTTGACGAGAGATACGAACATAACCAGCAATATACTGAGCAGCTGCATCTTTCATTGTAATGTCAAAATCAACTTGAGCTTTAGAACTTCCTTGAGTTTGAGCTGCTGGATCACC